GAAGGGAAGAGCAGCAAGCCATTCTGGAACATTTTACCAGACTTGCAGACAATATCATCCGTGCCGTGCAAAGCGGAGTATCCGAGGCGCAGGGAACTGTTCTTCCGACAGAAACCGCTGTTCCCGAAACGGGTACAAATGTACCCGAAATGGGTACGACTGATACTAATTTGGTATCAAATGAACCCAATTTGGGATCGGATGTGTCCACGGCATCGACACGTCCTGAAAATGTGTCCACAAAAGCCGAAAACATAGACACGTCCGCGCCTCTCATTGAAGTTGAACGCACAAAAACAGGATTCAAGCCCATCGTTTTGCGGAAAGAGAAAGATTTTACCGCTACGATTGAGACATCACAAGACGAGGCGGGAAATGCCGTCGATCAGTTCTTGAGGATTGCCTTTAATGACGGCTCAGTCTTTTCTGTTTATGGCAAACATCAGGACGGTTCTCTGGCTTACGACATTGAAGGCCAAGGAGACCAGCTAAAAGAATGGGGAGTTGATCTTAGTCGCTTCACCGTTGATGAACGCAAGGTTGCGGCAAAAATAAAAGCTCTCGTCGATAAACCCGGAACGCCAAAAGGCGTAAAGAGGCTGTTGGGGCTTACGGCTGAACGTCAGGAAGAGCCTCGGCCAATCGACAGCCAATATCGTAAAACTGCCGACCAGATAAACGAGACGCTGGCGCAACTGCGGGATAATCCGGCTCGCAAGCGTGGACTGCAAACGTCCTCTGACGCACAGGCCAAGAAATACCTCAAGTCGCTGGAAGCCGCCGTCAACCGTTGGGTGCCCGAGGAAGATAATATCGGTGAGCAGGCGATGGACGCCTATCTACAGGGCGACATGGCGAAAGCCACTAAGCTGTCCGAGGAAGCCATCTCCCAAGTCCACAGGGCGCTGACAAGGGCGACTGCAAAATATTCCCAGCAGCAGATGGACGAACAGGGCGGCGTGCAGTTTATGACGAGGGAGAGTGGCAAGCCCCAGACCGAGACGCCGGAGTTCAAGGAGTGGTTCTCCGGGAGCAAAGTTACGGACACCGACGGGAAGCCGCTGGTGGTGTATCATGGAACGGCGGTAGGCGGCATAGATGTTTTTAAAACCGGCAAGGCAGCCAACAAAGGTAATCAGTTGCCATTTGGGGCGCATTTCGCAGTGGACCCCGAACACGCCGACATGTTTACTGGAGAGACGGGCGGCGTTGTTCCTGTGTTTCTGTCGATAAGGAATCCTATTGCGGTTAATTCAACATGGGGAATGAAGCATGTCGAAGGCACGGGCGAATATGAAGTGGGGCTTAAAATAATCAAAAAGTCCGGGCTTAATCAGAATAAATACATCACCAAAACTACCGGCGAAGCCTTTGCCGACAAACAAAACGGGTTCCCATCTGGTTTTAGTGGAAAGGGAATGAATCTCGAAGCCGTTATGAACGATGCGCGTGGGGATATAGTACGAAAGACGCTACTTGATAATGGCTACGACGGAGTAGAGTACCAGGCTCGGTATTATCCCGGCCCACTGGCTTCCGGTGCCCCTGTCCACAAAAGGGCGTTCATAGTTCTTAATCCCACCCAAATCAAATCCGCAACCGGCAACGTCGGCACTTTCGACCCCTCGAACCCCGACATCCGCTTTGCCTCCACCGACAAGACCGCCTCTCCCGGCTCCACGGTCGAGCAGGTCAAGGGCTGGGTTGCCAAGCTGGAAAAGACACTTGGCCCGATCAAGGTAGTCCAGTCTGTCGAAGGCCTTCCTGAGCCGCTTCGCACCGCCGTACAGAATAACTCCCGGCGCGGCAAGATCGTGATGGGCCTCTATGATCCATCAGGCCGGATGTCCTATCTGATCGCCTCCGGCATCCGTACCCGGCGCGAAGCCTACAGAACGGCCCTGCATGAGAAAGTCGGGCATGGGGGTATCGAGGGCTTACTTGGGGAAAAGGCTTTCAGCCGCTTCCTGGATGATCTCAGAAACGATCCGCGTATCTCGGCGCTGGTAAGACAAACCGGACGGCTGAGAGGGATTGAAGACCCTCGCAAGGCGGCTAAGGAATGGTGGGCCGAGTTCGCGGAAGGAACCAAGTTTGATGAGTTGACCCCGCCCTCGCTCAGAAAGCGGATAATCTTCTACCTGAGAAAGTGGCTACGCCGGGTATTCGGCTCAAAGATGATGCCGTTCTCGGATGGCGACGTGCTGGAACTGCTCAGAAAGAGTTATGAGTACGCCAAGGATGGATCGGGCAAGGCAGGAAGCAAGGCGGGGCCGCTGTTTAGTTCCGACCAGGCTCATCAGGAATGGTACTCACAGATGCAGAATGTTCTCGGCCAGAAGTTGCCGAACGCTGGCGCGGTTGCCGGTTTCAGGAGCATGATCGAATCCTGGGCCAGAAAGGGCGAGTTCAAAACAGAAGAGCTTCAGTGGTCGGGCTTGCTGGACGATCCGACTTCGCCGCTGGCAAAAGCTACCGGCAAAGTCACCAAGCGGGAAGTGGTGGACTGGCTGGAACAGAATAATGTAAGAGTGGAGGAAGTAAGGAAAAGCGAAGGTAAAACGGCACAACAGAACACAAAGACAAAGATACATGCAAAGCTTAATATAATTGAACTGACGGACGGAAGCGGCAACACGCTACAGCAATATGAATATGACGACATAGACGGGGGGTACGTATACGATCAATTTTCAGCCGATTCGCCAGAGGAATTGGCCGAAATATTAAAAGATCATTACGAAGGTCTGTATGCAGAGGAAGTGCCCGAAACCGAGTTCAACCGCCCCAGCCTTGTGATTCCCGGCGGCTCGAACTACAGAGAGATACTGATTACGCTGCCGGGTTTCGGGAAGCCCCCGATTAGAGAACTTGAGGGTGGCTACCAAGTCGGATTTCCAGAAACAGGACAAGTAACATGGGGCAAGACGCAAGAAGAAGCATTAAGTAAGTATCGCAAAACATGGGGACAGGGCCAGCAAGCCGAATTTACCGCCTCTCACTGGGACGAACCGAACGTTCTTGTCCACTTGCGCCTGAACGACCGCACGGACGCCGACGGGAAGAAAGTCCTCTTTGTCGAGGAAGTTCAGAGCGATTGGGGCGAAAAGGGGAGAGAAGAAGGGTTTAAGTTGTCAGAGGTAGAACGCAGTCGCCTTATTGAAATCCAATCGGCACAGGAAAAAAGAAAACTCACAAAAGACGAGATAGATGAACTTGATAAATTGTATGGGCGATACAAGAAAGGTCATCCCCGCGCACCTTTTGTCGAGCGCACATCCTCATGGATGATGCTTGCCATGAAGAAGGCTATCCGCATTGCGGCTGAAGGCGGATACGACAGGATCGCGTGGACCACGGGAGAGCAGCAGGTTGACCGCTACAGTGAAAAACTGCGACAAAGAGTGGATAAAATCGAATGGGTTAAACAGATAGGCGATGAGTTTGTGCTAATTACAGCCAGCAAAAACGGCGTACAGGTATTTGAGGACTTTGTGCCGTTGCATGGTAAAGGCACTATCGACCGCAAAGAAGTTGAACTTAAGGATGTTGTCGGCAAGAAACTCGCCAATGAAATCAGGGAGTCCAAGGAATCGGACGGAAAGTCTGAGGGCAAAAACCTTGCTATCGGCGCACACGGGATGCAGGAGTTTTACAACGCCATGCTGCCCAACGAGGTCAATAAATATGTGAAAAAATGGAATGCGAAAGTAGGGGAAGTTACTCTGGATCAGCCCAAAAGTGGTGAGTCAAAATACATTTACGTTGACCCTGCAACTGGACAACCATCAAGGACAGAAGGGGCGACTCGTCGGCCCAATCCGGCATACAATCTCCGTGTTTGGGGATTAGACATCACCCCTTCGATGCGCCAGTCCGCGCTGATGGGACAGCCGCTGTTCCGTACCCGCCTTTCTCCCGAAGAGCGCCGGGCCAAGATGATGAGCCTGTTCGAGAAAACACCCGATGGGCGGCTGGTAAGAACATCGTTTGAGCTTCCAGAGGAAACCCGACTGGAATACCTCACCCGCTACATCCAGAACAGTATGAACCGGCTACAGAATGTCCAGAAGCGAATATCCGAGGCGACCGGCAAGCCGATTGCTCCGGAGATGGACGCCTATATGAAGTCGGTTTTGGAAGTTGGTGTGGCCACTGACTTGGTTGAGAAGTTCCGCGACAAGATGATCTCCGGCAAGAACAGTTTCCTATCTCGAATGAGTGATGCCGGTATCGAGGTTGAGGCTTTCGGGGATTACCTGACGGCAAAACACACGCCTGAGCGCCGCCGGGATATGATCAATAAAAAGATCGAGCAACTGGAAGCCAAGCCTGCGACTGAGCGACGCCGGGATATGATTCAGCAATGGAAAGAATCTTTGGCCGACAAGAATGATACCTTCGGCTCCGGCATGAGCGAGAATGAAGCGACTGAGGTTGTTGCCCAAATGGAGAAGGATCACCCGGACGCCGCCGAGTTCGCCGAAGAATATTACGAGGAAGTCACTCGCGCCGCTCACAAGATGCGCCTGGATGCCGGGTTGATAACCGAAGAGCTTTACGAGCTGCACAACAAGCAGTATGGGAATTATGTCCCGCTCAAGGGCAAGGCGGGTGCGGAAGGCGACCGTCCGGGCCAGAGCCGCAAAAGCGGAATAATGACATCCGGAATCCGCCGGGCCAAAGGACGTGAAAGCCGCTCCGATAATCCTTTCATTCAGGGCTTGGTGGATTATACGGATGCAGTTGCCCGTTCAGAACAGAATAAAGTCAGGCAGAGCTTTTTGAAACTGGTTGAGGCAAACCCTAACGAAGAAGTCTGGACGGTCGAGGGTTTGCCGCACATGCCGGTTTACGACGAGACGGGCGAAATCCAGTACTTCGACCCGAAGCATAAATTCGCCGATGACGTGCTGGAAGTGCTGGTCGAGGGCAAGACCAAGGTAATCACAATCAAAGACGCGCCGATGGCTGCCGGAATGAAAGCCCTTGGAGTGTGGCGCAGTTTCGAACTTCTCAACAAGGTTAATGCCTATCTGCGTAACGTCAATATCATGCTGAACCCGGAATTTATGATTACCAACTTCGAGCGGGACATACAGCTTGCCTTGGCCAGTATCGCCGGAGAATACACGCCGGGACTAGCGACAAAGGTAGCCAAAGATATTCCCAAGGCCATGAAGGGCGTTTGGAACCGCGCCGCCGGGAAGGATACCGAATGGTCCAAGTGGGCGGCCGAAAGCAAAGAGGCCGGAGGATGGGTCAGTTGGATGGATTTGGATTCCACGGAAGAGATGATAGAGCGGGTGCAGAAGGAATTGATTTACCTATCCAAGACCAACAAGGCTATCCCTCTTCACGTGTTGCGCTCAGTGAAAGAAATAGTCGAGCGGGCGAACCAGTCTGTTGAAATGAGCGCTCGCCTTGCGCTGTACAAGAATCTGCGGGAAGCCGGGGTTAGCAAGGAAAAAGCGGCTAAGGCCATGAAGGAAGTCACGGTCAATTTCAACACCAGGGGCGTAATCGGGCCGCTCTTTAACAGCCTGTATCTGTTCGGCAATGCCGGTATCCAGGGGACTTTCAAGGTCTTCACAATGATGAAATACAAGCGGGTCCGGAAAATCGCGGGTGCGATGGCGGTAATGGCTTTTCTTTCGGCCATGTACAACCGCTGGATGGATGAAGATGATTGGGACCAGATGAGCGATTACAACAAGGATAATCATTGGATATGGCTGCTGCCCGGCGGTCGCTTTATTGCTTTCAAACTCTCCTACGGTCTGAATATTTTCCCGGTGATGGGATCACTGGCCGAAGAAGCGGTTTACGGCAAGCTCACCCTGGGCCGGGCGGCAAAGCGCATGTTCTCCGCCTTCAACGACGCCTTTAACCCGATGGGTGGCGGAAGCTTTCTTCAGTTCCTTTCTCCCACGGCTGGCGATCCCTTTGTACAGATTGCAGAGAATAAGAACTTCTTTGGTGGGCCGATTGCCAAAGAGCAACCAGCCTACCAGCCGAAGGTTCCGGACTCGCAACTGTATTTCAAGCGGGTCAATGTCTACACCCGCGCCCTGACCGACTGGCTGAACCGGATCACCGGCGGCACAGAGAAGGTTTCGGGGTTGATCGACGTGAATCCGGAAACGCTGGATCATTTTATCGAGTGGGCGGGCGGCGGCGTGGGAAGGTTCTTGTCGAACAGCCTTAACCTGGGAGTGACACTCTTCAAGGATGGCGATGTTCCGCCCACGGAAAAACTGCCGATACTGCGCCAGTTCCTTAAAACTCCGAGCGAGTACACCGACACCGGGACAATCCGAGAAATGCTGGATGAATCCGCCCGAACAATATTCAACGAAAGAGACAAGGCCCGCTTTGAAGATGCCTTGCGCCGGGCGACTGATGCCGGAATAGTGAGCGCGGAACAGGAATCGGATTATCGCACCAAATACAGCCGAAACCAGGCTGACGCGATAGCCTCGGTTGAGGGTGCTAAGTCCAGGGAAAGCATACTGGCCGAATACGAGCAGCTTTTCTCCGTTTCGCCGGGCGAACGTCCTGCCGGGCAAGAGGCGGCGATCCAAAAAGAAATATCAGCCTACAACCAGCGCGCCAAAAACACGGGACAGACTCCGATTACACCACAAGCCCGAAGCGCAGCCCGCAAGCGCGGCCGGGAAGCCCTGAACCAACGAAAGGCCAGGTGATAAAATGTCGTTTCTGACGAACGTTATTCCACTCAGCATGACCAGTAATAAGTACGGAGTGGCGGTTGTAAAGAACCTGTCACATCTGGCGGCGGAACTTTCGGCGGTAGCCGAGGAGGTGTCGCTGAGGGCGGCTGACGGGACGGCAAACGCGCTGTTTGGGGCGAATGACGTGATAATCGACTCCGAAGAAATCCTTGTGGGATCGGGCAACGCAATCACCCGCGCACAGAACGGCACGAGCGGGGCGATTCACAAGTCCGGGGCCATGGTGCGACTAAAGGACGGCCAGACTATCGCCACGTTGACTTTCACCGGGGCCGAGGCGATTACCGGGATATGGGTAAGCGGCAACGCGCCGGGATCGTATCAGCTTAAATTCGACTCGGATTACGGGCCGATGAAATTCACCGGGGCAATGGGACAGGAAATCTTTCTGCCGTTTTCAGGGATCACGCCGGAGGCGGGGCAGGAAATTACGGTGCTGGCCTGGACCAATCAGGCATCAATGAACGCCTGGGCCTACGTGACGAGGTAGAAACCATGCACTTTACACATCCAGTACCCTATATGGTGTTCCACAACCTCTATCGTGGCAGCACGATCATCCCGCGCACGAACACGGCGCAAATGAGGTTCAACATCACGACCACAAGGACCACCACGGCGCAATCACGCTTTAATATCTACGTGGAGCGCACGGGAACGCATCAGATGCGCTTTAATATCTATATGGAGCGCACCAAGACCCATCAGACCGACTTTACGATCCGCGAAGTCCTACAGGTTACGAACTGAGAGGTTCAGTATGAACAGAATGCGGTTTACTATCATATTCTTAGGGCTTCTGCTTTGTCGGCAGGCGGCGGCTCAGTTTCCGCCCGAATTACTGCCGGTGTCTCAGTCTGAGCTTGCGAACACAGCGGCGGCCAAGGTGGATACCACCCGGTTTAAGGCTGACTCCACGGCGAAAGCGGCGGATATTGACACACTGAAACAGATATGGCAGTGGCATGGCGAGCTTGCCGGAAGCGAGATAACCAGTCCTTACCCGATCACGTTCGCTATCCGCAACCCCTCCGGCCCGCCGGATAGCGCTTTGACCGACCCTCTTCACCTGGTGCAGGCCCGACATTTATGGGCGATGAGGGATACAACCGACACGCGGATAGACTCCGTGATCGCAAACCCGCCTGCCTCCGGCATGGACAGCTCAACTGTCCGCGCGCTGGCGGCGCAAATAGTATCCGATTCCCTCGATGCCGACACTCTGCGGAGTTTTAACCTCTCAATCCCATCCACGGACAGCTCCTACCAGGGCATAACTAAACGGTGGATTGCTGGCGAAACAGTCACGTTTGGTCAGGTGGTGCGTAAGGGTTCTGATGGCAAAATGTACCTAGCTGACGCCGATTCGATTTTAACCATGGTGGTTGTAGGAGTCAGCGTCAGCAAAGGCTCGGTTGCCGCCAACGGAAATGTCAGAATCCTTACCTATGGGTATATTCGCTGTGATGCCTGGAACTGGACGGTTTTGGGCGGACAATATCCGGCTGGTATCGTATTTGCGTCCACTACACCCGGAGTTTTTACTCAGACTGCACCGACCGGGGCGACGGATCAGGACCAGTTCCTCGGATATGCTGAGACGGCTGATGTTATCTGGTTTGCTCCGAGTCCAATATCGATAGGCAGGTAATATGAAAACGACAGGACTGAATACATACACGGATGCGCTGGTTACTGATCAGAAACAGCAGCGGGTAACGGACCAGTCTGTTAAAAACGAGCTGGCGCGGCTGGGAGTGGCTGAGGATAGGGCTGTTTTCAAGTATGATTATTCGCGCGAGTTCCCGGTCAGCAAGATGTACCAGGTGAATGACCCGGAATCCCCGCACCACGGGGCGCATATCGTGGCGATCAGCAACTTGCCGATGGTAAATGCCCGTGGGGAGAAATGTATTCCGGGGTGGAGAAACAATGGCGACGGAACGTATAGTGCCGGGCCAAATCAATTTGAGGCGGACGTGGCCACTTCCGGAGCCGTGGCCATTACTCCATTTAATAATCAGCCAAACGGAGCAAAGGCGGGTGAAACAACCTCGTGGAAACCCCGCTTGATATTTAACGGTCACGAGGTAATGGCCGTTTCAGGACCGGTATTGCTCGATGTTGACCCGGTGAACTCCAACTACCGCCGCAACGTGCTGGAATGGGACTATGGTATCTGCAAACGGCGGCTGAGGCTGATCGAGGGGCGGTTGTTGGAGCGGTGGGTATTTGACCGAAACCCCGGCGCTACGGTACGGATAGAGCACGGGTTCGCCGGGCCGAAACTGCGCCTGGGGCCGTATGCGGTGGATGAGGATACAGAGCAGGTGACAGCGGAGCAGTTTGCACAGGCTCAATACCCGTTCTCGATCAGCGCAACAGGGACGTTTTACCCGGATGCAAGTCCTGAAAGCACTTCAGTGGATGGTTATGTTAATTCTGAAGGGGATGCTTCATGGGCCACACATCGGGGAGCTTCCAGTGGTGGTGCACACGATTCCGTCGCTGATGACCCAAATTTCTTTATAGCAACTACTGCAACTTCAGGGAATTGGAGTGTAATAAAGCGTGAGATTTTCTTGTTTGATACCTCTGGATTGCATGATTCAGCGGTCATAACATCAGCGGTGTTTTCAGTCAGAAGCTGGGATAAGTATGATTACCTTTCGTGTACTCCAGGATGCTGTTTGGTAGCAAGCACACCAGCGAGTAATACGGAACTGGTGAATGGAGATTTTGACCAGCTTGGGGCCACTGAATTTGCCACACGAATCAGTTATGCATCTTGGAACACAGCGGGCTACAACGATTTCACATTGAATGCTTCCGGGTTAGCCGCAGTAACAAAAACGGGCATAACAAAACTCGGCTTGAGAATTTCGCATGACTTTGATAATTCAGAACCATCGTGGGTATCAGAATCCCCATCTGGTTTCAGAATTTACTACAGTGAGCAAGGAACAGGTTATAAGCCGAAGCTGGTGGTCACTTATACGCCGGCAACTGCCTCCGGGACTACTGATGCGGCCACAAGCGTGGGTGAAACGATTGCCACTTTAAATGGCACAGTTACTGATACCGGCGGTGAAGATCCCACTCGTTATTTCCAGTACGGAAAGTCAGGCTCTTACGAACTCGGGGATATTAACAAAGGAGCAGGCGGTGTCGGGGCTTTTAGCCATGGTTTAAGCGGACTTGATTCAGGTACGCTCTATTATTTCCGGGTAAAATTAGTTAATGGTGGCGGTACAACATACGGCAGCCAGCGGACATTTACTACGCTGGCTCCGCCTGGATGGACGGGCAAAATAGGCGGTGTAGTGAATCCTGAAAAGTTTGGCGGAGTTAGCAGGGCGGACATCAAAAAGATAGGCGGAGTTTAGCGGTAGTTCAATAGAGCAAAAAACGGCCAACCACAACATACTTGCGCTCTTAGTCGAACTGGCTGTGGCTGAACAGAAATGAGCCATTTGAGCCATAAATGAGCCATTTAACCGGAGGAAAGTTTTGAAAAAGAAATGCCCAGGCGGGACGACAGCAGGCGATTGGGATAGTTTTAGCACGGCCTCTGGATCGGCTGGAGTGCAATTAAGGGTCTTGGGCCGGATCGTGAATACGAAGAAGTAACGGGCCTCGCTCTGGGAATGGCGTCCTTGCGAACTGCCATTCCCAAGAGCGCCGAATATCATTTAGTAGCCTCCTGGATGCGGCGGATGAGGGCTGGAATTTTATCATAGACACTTACGCCCTCATATCTAACACAGTAAAAGCGAGCCTCATTCAACATCTTCCCCGCCTCGGCCAGCAGGGCGCGGAGAGAAACGTTGTCGGCACTCAACTGCTCGATTAATTCCTTCCGATACTGAAGCTCTTTATCAGCACCATCACTCATCTTCTCCCTCGCTTTCCTTTTTGGGTCGATACTCTACCGGACAATCCTCTGCCCATCGAAGCTGCTTTTCCGTCAGCTCTCCCGCCTCGGCCTGGGCGGGCTGCTCCGGTTTAGTGTATATGCATCTGTGTTTAGCCGCCTCGCTAACTGTCATAGACTCTCTGCATTGTGGACACTGAAAGCAATTCGAGCAAAGCACCTGCGCCCACGGCTTTTCTGTGCCTGTGTTTTTGCATAGGTGGCTTCCGGCGGGCTGCTCCGGCTCCGGGTGGAGAAGGCGATCAAGCTCATCAACCCTCACGTCCCACGATTCGTCATAATCACCATCGAATACCGGATGCTCTACAAACCCAAACGCCTCACCTATACGGATGAACTCTTTCGCTTTTGACAACCCCTTCTCCAGGTCCTCGACCCTCTTCCGTTCGGCAGCAAGGTCGGACTCTGAAGTAGCAAGCTTATCATACCGCAACTTCGCCTCCACAACAGCCTGTTCCAGTCCCACTTCACCTATGCGATGCCCGCCATCTCCATTGAGTAGGGCAACCAAGTCCAAAGCCTTACGCATCTTGGTGAGTTCGGCCTCGGCCTTCTCGGCGCGTGCCTCAAGAGTCTCTACAAGCGTGGCGTAGTTGATACAAGCATGTTCCTTGTTCCGCAGCTCCGCTCTCGCCGTGGCGAGTTCGGCGCGGAGATATTCAGCCGTTTGTGCTTCTACGTTGGCCTCACCGATGGCCTTGCCAAGCATATCATCAACGTGAAACCTGTCTGCAAAACTGTCCATCTTGCTACCTCCCGCCCTCTCGGGCTATCGTTTTGCCGACGCCAGCAAATGATTAATTCAGTAGTATTACAAGCGCCTCAGACGCCATGAACGCCAGGAACATCCCTTTTAGAAATGCAATGGCCTCCATCCGACGAGGGCCAAGCTCCGGGTCGTTAATCGCGCCCGTAGTAATCAGCGATAGCACGCCGAGAGCCAACAGGATAAATGGTAATTGAGTTCGCATCATCCCTCCGGCATTTCGATTTCAGTTAGGGCGCAAATGGCCGCGATCACGGCGGCAAGATCGGCCTCGGCCTTCTCGGCACGGGCTTCTGTTATCTTCACGAGCTTGGCGTAATTAAGCACCGCGTGATCCTTATTTCGTATCTCCGCCTTCGCCTCGGCAAGCTGGGCGCGGGTGGTAGCGTTACTGCATTCCTCAAACGCCCTATCAGCATCCCGCATCATCCCCCGCAAGTCTGCGTTCTCCTCCGTCAGCCGCTCAACCTCGGCGCGGAGATTAGGAGCATCAACCATAAGAGCCTCACATCTACTACACATATCCTCACCGGGCTTGGCATCTGGGTCGGTCGTGGTGTTGCCAACAACAGCATTGCAGTATTTACAACAGTACTCAGCCATCTTACTCCCCTTTCTGCGCGGAGTTGTTTCGAGCATCAGCCTCCGACTGCGCCTCGGCTTCGGTTAAGAACAAGTCGTCTACGGACCAAAGGGAGCCACCGCCCACGCCAGTTTCCACAAGCATATACCGTTCCTCGATTTTTCGTTGTGGCTTGTAATTGTCAAAGAGAGTTTCTCCATCGACGCCGAGAAAGTTGGTGTATTCATACCGAACACTACCAACAGTGGCATTACGTAGTGTGACACGGTATGCAACCGGCTCCTGCGAGTGGATTTCTCCGTAGCCGTAACAGTTTGGGCAATTCGCCGTTGTGGCATCTAAAAGCGTGATACGCCCAAATCCACCACACGCCGGACAAGAGCGGGACACCGTTTTGCTCTCGCGATTAATAGCAAACACCTTATCACCACAAGAAAATTTTGTCCGAATTTTCATCTTACTCCCCGAGCGCGGGCCAGGGCGGACTCGATCTTCTGTAACATTCCCGGTGCGAATACAATACAGTAGCCGGGGCAATGGTGTGGACCCTTGCTCAGTTGCAGCACTTCGCCAGTTTCGATCTCGATAGAACCGTCATGCCCGATGGTCAAATCACCCCAAGAGTTTTCCGTTTCCTTTTGGATTATGACGCCGCTCGGGTCAATGATCCATTGCGATTACGCTCACCCGCAAGCTCAGCCTCGGCACGGATGGCGCGGGTCTCAAGTTCTGCATGGTAGCATCCCGATTCATGTGGCCCTTCGTCCGTGCAGAAGCATACTGGGCACGTACCGTTGGCGAAAGAGTCTTTAGCCCGTTCCTGCCAGTAGTCGCCTTCGTTTATCTCCGCCGTCAACCGCTCCACCTCGGCGCGGAGATCACGAATTGTATCATCTCGCGCCGTACTCTCTTTGCATATGTGCTTGGTGATATCGTCATCTGGCTCAGGGGCCATACCACAATCGCCCGCATCCTCGGTTTCGTAATCTATGCTGCCGTCATCGTTGTAATCCATCTTACTCCCCTTTCTGCTGAAGCACGAACTCGATAGCCGCGCCGATGGCGGCTTGGATGGAGCCATAGTGTTCCGCTACAAACGTCTGCGGTTCGATTCCGTGGATATGCACGTTGTACGTTTCCAGTATTCTGGCTTCATCGTGTAAGCATCTGATGGATTACTGATTTCAAAGATCATCCTTCCTTCTCCTCCTGTTTGGTTTTCCCTTGTTCCATCCACTCGCTCACCCGCTTGGCCTGCTCCTGCTCGTATGTGAGAAGGGAGGTCATGCCTGTATCGCCTTTTGTATTCTTTTGCCTATCCAGTGCATCACGTTTGTCGCCATCGAATTACCGATCATTTTATAACGTGGTCCGTCGGCCATCATCTTGCCTGATTCATTCATTACCTTGCGCCTGTTTCCGGTAAAGCGGATTCTGTCAGGGAACGCTTCATCAAAATCATTCCCGCAGTCTGGGCATTCGACATAAACCCCTGTTTCGTCGGCCCAAAAGACACACCCGCACTTACAGGCGTATTCGCATTCCTCAACCTTGCTTTCCTTGCGCCGGGGAACAAGCGTGTAATCCGGTAAAAATCCCTGGAGTCTTTCGCATTCCCGTGGAGTTAATCTTCTCACCGCCATGTGCTGCTGAATTATCTGAGCGCACGGGTCGGTCGATTGAGTTAGTGCCGCCGCCTTGTCGCCTTGCTCCATCACACCACAATTCCCGCTGGTTCTGTAACTCATCACCTTTGGCGTGTTCCGGCCTGTGGCGTTCTGGTTCGTACCCATCGCCGGGCAGACGTCCCCGGTCAGTAGGTCGCCGGACTGGTTCTGTGTGAAGGCTATGGCTTGCCCGTGCGCCACGTCACTAGCTACCCCGTGACCGTTGGCCGAAGTCTGAGCCGTGCGGACGGCCAGCACCGCCGCGAATCGCCCCTTGTCCGGCATGGCCTGTTGCTTGACGAGACTCGAAACGTTGAGGGTCTCGGCAAGGTCGCCGCCGTCCCACCAGGAGGTTACTAACGGCGTTCCGCGGCCTGTGCCGTCCTCGCTGCCGTCATGCTCGGCCCGGAGAGTGTGGGCGAGTTCGGGCACAAACGCCCCGGCCCGGTCTAAGTCGTCACACCAGCCACGGCTTTGAGAGCCGCCTCCAAGAGTTCCGGCAATTTCTTCCCCCTTCTCTCGGCGCGGCGGAGTATTCCGGCGCAGGCTGTTGCGCTCAAGTAATATCGCGCCGGGATCGATCCCCGCTCTAAGATCGACCGCAAGGACGTACACCCGCCGCCGTCGCTGGGCCAGGTGGAAATACTGAGCATCGAGGATTCTCCACGCTGCGGCTCTTTTGGGTCCAATAACCATACCCGCGTCTGTCCATCCGAACTCCCGGTGCGGCTGGAGCACGGTATCTGATCCCACCAGTCCAGCGAGAAGGCATCCAAAGGCGTTGGTCTTGTCTGACATGACTCCTGGCACGTTTTCCCAAATAATTCTGTCTGGGTCAATGGCATCACATATCTCCACGAATCGTAGTGTTAAGTTACCCCTATCGCCCGCCAGTCCAGCCCGCAACCCTGCGATGCTGAAATCCTGACAGGGCGTTCCTGCCACTATCCCGCCATAAGGCCCGTACCTTATAGCCCGCTCGATGAAATCCGGTGCGGTCATATCCCCGAGGTTCGGCGTGTCGGGATAGTGATAGGCCAGCACGTCACAAGCGGCGGGGTCAATCTCGGCAAAAGCCCCGGCCTTCCAGCCTAACGGCTCCCAGGCCACGCTTGCGGCCTCTATCCCACTACATAAACTCAGAAATTTCAGCATTTCGCCGGTTTCTCCGGGTGGAAAGCCGGAACCGTGGATATTGTCGGGAACCTCGCGGCCTTGCGCTTCATGTAGCAATATTCGCAATCGTGGAGGCAACCACTGATAACGCCCCAAGTGTGCGTGAGATATTCTATTTTGCCCGGCCCTTGCTTATTCACTCGCGGCATCCGGCTTTTCGGAAGTGTATATGCGATCACCGTTTTCGCCTGTGCTGAGATAGCCTGGCACGCAATATTCCGGACAACCACAGCACAGAAATAGGCAGTCAGCCCCACAGCCGCAATCTTCCGTACACAGCCCGTCATATCCGTTATCCCGCAGCTACTGCTCGATGATTTCCTTAACCGTTGGCATTGTCTTCTCCAAGTTGAGTTACGGTTTGCGACCGAAGGAACGCATGATCCCCTTGTACCGCTTGGCGTCGATCAAAACTAAATTCACTTCCGGGTAATAGATTCTCATGCGCTTGATCTTGGTCTTGGATTGCGGATCGAGCCATCCCTTTAATTCATGAAATTCTTCCGTCCCATCGGCCAAGCGCACCAAGAAATCCGGCTTGTAGGACCGTACCCCGCGCTTTATTTCCAGAAACCAAAATGTGCGCGGCTCGTACTCCCAATCCACGACCTCGCCTATTCGCACCCGGAACTCCAGCCAGTCGGCGTAATTGCGTTCCCACTTCGAGCGCATGTAGTACCGCTTACCCCGACCTTCCCACCAGCCGGATTGAGGGACTGATTTGCGGGTTGCGGTCATTTTGTCTCTTTCGTCTTTGATAATTTCACCGGAACTCAATAAGAAGCGATTTAAGCCACGATCTATGTTCCACCCACAAAAGTGTACGGCCTCAACCCCTATCGTTTAACCTACCCCCCATAAACCCATCAAATTCGGGCAATCCTGATGTCATTTGCCCACCACCTCTTTCGATTGGTTCTTATCCGCTCCGCCATCGAATAACCCCAACTGCCGATCAAACAACCGCCCCTCTCGTTCTGAGGGCCAGCCATTCCCGGTAATCCCGCACCGTTCCGCCGGCGGCGTCCGGTAGTTCATATTCCACCCGGCAGTCCATCCCTTCGCCCTGGACCCGGACAACCGCACCAGGGATGGAACTTTGAATCCGGCGGGCCATCAGACAGGCGGCCACGCTGTTTGTTCCGGTCAAGCCCATCGTAGCGCAGCGGGTCATAGGAGAACCTGTTGTGTTGTCTGTGATTCATAGGCCGCTTTAACATTTTTCACGGCTTGCCGAAAATAGGTCGGCTTTAACTCGACGCCTATTCCCTTGCGCTTGTTTATCACCGCGCCGTAAACCTCGGAGCCCACCCCCATAAACGGAGTGAATACAGTTTCGCCCTCATTCGACCAGAGAATTACGCACCGCTCGATTACATCCAGTTGTAGTGGGTGGACGTGCTTTTCATCATCCTCGTCTCTCGCCTCCTGGAATGGAAGAACCCGGCCAAGGCGTATATCATCCCAAAAAGCTGAGGCATACTGCCTCCATATCCAATGAGAATACCGGTTCTCAATCTGATTGCCTTTCCATCCCCGGTAACTCAAAAGATCGTGCGGAATCTGCCGCTCTCCAGCGTACTCCATCAGACCGATAGGGTGTCGGATCGGTATCAGATTGTCGCCTTTTTTTCGGAAGGCCAGCAGATAATCTGCCGCGGCGCAAGTGCATCGGCTCGAATCATCCACGATGGTCTTGTGAGCCAGGTTTTTCGCCATGGTTCTATTGCGAACCCCGAGAGGCTCTTTCCACACGGCATAGCGGGCAATGTACTGGAAACCATGTTTCGCATGTAGCCGGATAATATCTCCCGGAAAATCAATCAGTGTATCCGTGCCACTGTTGCCGCTTGGAACGTCCATACAGTGGACGCATGTTATCCGACCGGGCATGGTTATCCGCGAAAGCTCTTTTACAACAAATTCATAATGTTCAAAAAACTGAGCATAGTCGCGGCAGTTGGAAAGGTCCTGATCCGCGCTTGAGTAGTGATAAAGACCGCCAAACGGCGGAGAATAGACCGACAAATGAATCTTATCTTTCGGTATGTCGGCCATAAACTCGATGCAATCCCCCAAGTACAGCGCATAGTCTTTTGTGATAACCTGATCGGCTACAGCCATAACGGAACCTCCGCTTGTTTATCGGCGTTAAAAATTTGTCGTATGGATAAAGAGTCGTTCATAAATCCAACCAAGTTATCAAACATTTTATCAGCCTGATTGGCCTTTCGTTTAAGGTTTTTCAGGACTTCCAGAGCACCCTCGGTTGTTATCACGTCTACCGTAACTGGCCTTTTCTGCCCGAACCGCCAGCAACGACGGACACCCTGGTAGTATTGCTCATAGGAGTGTGACGGGAAGAATGTCATATGATTGCAGTGCTGCCAGTTTAACCCGAACCCGCCGATTTTCGGCTTTGTTATTAGAACCCGGACCTGCCCGCTTCCGAAAGCCGTTAAAATTTCCTCTTTCTTCTCGTCCGACATAGAACCCTTGACCTGCTTGGCGTCCGGTATCATCCGCTCCAACAAATCACCCTCGTCGTTTAACTGACACCAGACAACCGCAAAATCTTTATGATCCACCTTCTGAGCCACCACTTCGCACCGGCCTTGAATGGTTTCCCGGCATTCCTGTCGCTGTTCATCCAGTCCCCGCGCCGGTTCGACAAACAGCTTCCCGGCAAACGGCCTGGAGCACGGGACAACCGTTTCCTGCTCGATTAAATCAGGCAGATCAAAACCGCCATCATCGAATCCCATATCGGAGGGCCGTCGGAGCGCCCGCGCCCAGGAGCACGTCCAGCGCCAAAAATGCTGTTCAGCGTGACGCTTGAATCCCCACTGAGGCATTTTATCGCCGCGCCGGTTGTATTGCGTTTTTAGGGCGCAGTTACTCTTGTTGTTTTTGAAGAACCTTCCAAGCATATCCATGTAGCCCATATGCCCCAGCGCTTCCGAGGATGTTCCAAGCTCGATATAATCATTCGGCGCGGCGGTAGCAGTGCAAAGCAATCGGTAAGGCATTTTCCGCATGAACCAGGTAATAACCCCGCGCCGTTTCCCGTCAAAGTTTTTCAGAATTGAGCTTTCATCGCATACCATCCCGACAAAATCATTAGGGTTAAACAGGTGCAAACGCTCGTAGTTGGTGACGGTTATTCCGGGTTTCGGTGTGCCGTCGATTGACCTATGAGCCTCAATGCCAAACTTCTCAGCTTCCTTAATTGTCTGAAAGCCAACAGCCAAAGGCGTAGCAATCAATACCCTGCCGTTAGCGTGTCTAATTACATTCTCCGCCCAAACCAACTGAATTAGCGTTTTCCCCAGGCCGCAGTCGGCAAACACGGCCCCGCGCCCCTTCTGGACCGCCCACTCCACGAGGGCCGATTGAAAATCGAACAGATACGGCAGGTTGAAAGTCGGATCAAATCCAAACTCCCCGGCCAACTGGCTTTTGTTCTGTATAAACGACTGATAGTCTAACATTGCCGTTGTCATTTCCCCTCCATGGCGATTGCCAGTTGTTCTGGAGTTTCAAACTCCGAAAAACTTCTGCCGCGGTATTCTGGATCCTGCATCTGCCGCACAATCGTTACTCTTTTTGTATCTGGACCGGGCAGGGCGAAATTCCAGATTTCCCGGCCCTTCATATTCCAGTCGGTGGGATCTACCGTCACATAATAAGACCGAGGCTCATTCCATATGCGGCCGGGCGGCAAACTGACTCCCTCATCATCGCAAAATGCGCGGAACTGATCAGAGCTCACCACACCCTCAAACTCTATTTGCCCGTCTCGTTCCCATGTTTCAGGGTTCAGCCAGTGGTGCATAAAGCCGCCTTCTGTTTTTTAAGCTCTTCAATACCGGCCCGGTCGTACGCTTTTAAAACTGCCGTCAATCCACATTCACAGCTTGAGCTATTGAGCCGTTTCTTTGACCAGAACTGTCCACACGAGCAGACATACACGTCGAACCGCTCCGGGCTTGCACGATCCCCGCCCCCCCCGCCGCTCAGGTTGTCATTCCACCGCTCGCCGTTAAGCCAGGTTGTAGGGTGCGGCCATTCGGGGCGAAATTGTCCGTGCGCGTTCCGCCGCCATTTGAGTTGGGCGTCGATAGCGGCGAGGATTGTTTGCAGCAGTTTAGGTGTTGGTTTGAGTTTCTTCCATTTCTCAAATGCTTTTTTCTTGCCGCTTTTGATTGGGTATGCTTTCCAGAATGTTTCAAAACTCACCAGCATAGCCGCCGGCTTTTCGGGCGGCGAAGAGAGTTCTTTTTTCTCTTCTCTTCTTTCCTTTCCTTTACTTTCCTTTGCGGGGTTTCCGGCCAGACATTCCGAGTTTCCGGCGTCAATAACTACTCTAATGTCCGGTTTTACTGGTTGCTGTTCTCTGCGTTTTCGGTATAATTCATTCAGGCGAAGTACAAAATTATCAGACCAGATGATGTTATTTTCTTCCCATAGTGCGCGGTCGATTGCATCCAGTTCGGCTAATTTGTCAAGTATTTTTTTGCACTCGGACCACTCAAGCATTGTGTATGCCTCGATGTAATCCCGATGCTCCTGCCTGGTGCAGTCGTAGGCGTGTCCATGGGTTTGGCCGAGTATTTCCAGGATTGAATACCAGAAACCATAGCCGATAAGACCGAATTTATTTTTCAGTATGAAAATGGTCCTGCGCTGAGTTGTGTCGTGCGGGAAATAATCCACCGTATTTTTTAACGGCCTCATACTGTATTCCCTCGTTGGTTTAATTCCAGCGGGCTTTCGCCCTCAATGCCCCCCGCGAAAAAGGGCTACTCACCCGCTGTTGTCGGACTCTGGCTGCTCATCCACCCCGCCAGGGGCTAAGTTGAATCAGTCGAGAGTCCGGTTGTCAAAGAACTGCTGGCTGACCACACACATGGTTCCAGGTTCTTCCGCTTGTGATATTCCAGATGGCCGAAATACTGACATTATAATCGTGGGCTATTGTGATTAGTCTTTCTCCGCTATTCCTTCTTTCTCGAATTTTATATACCTCCTCTGTTTTTATTTTAGCAAAGGTGTTGTTTTCGCCTTTTCTGTCGTTTCTTCTCAGCGCTCTATAGGCGTGTAATACATTCTCTGACGGAGTGACAAGTTCCAGGTTGTCGGGATGATTGTTTGTTGGATTCCCGTCTCTGTGGTTTATTTCCATGCCGCCGGGGATTAAGCCGAAGAAAAAAGACCACACAAGACGATGGGCGCTGCAAAACAATTGAAGATTTTTAACCCTGGCCGTAACCCTTAGATATCCATCGGCTTTTCTGTTTTCAGCCCTGCGCCTAGGCATCATAACGATTTTCCCATTTCCCGAAAAATGGAACCGCCCCAATCGCCATATGCGCCCTTCTGTGTCTATCTCAAAAACACCCCTTTCGACTAATTCCAAAAACTCCTTTTCGTTATTTGCCGTTCGTTTCATTAGCCCATACTCCATTAAGAAATGATGATGGATTTCTCGGCCTGCCCATTTCGTCCGTCAAGGAGCACGTTATGAATAGGCGATCCTTAGCCCGTGTAGCCGCTACATAAAAAAGCCGCCTTTCTTCCTCTAAATCCCCTCTACGACTTGGCAACTGCCCTTCCGCCGCATTCAACAAAAAAACAACCGGGGCCTCAAGTCCTTTCATAGAGTGGATTGTCATCAATCGTATCCGGTCCTCGCCCTCGGAGTCTTGCAGCTCGTCCTGAATCTCGCGGGCGGCGTACCAGTCGAGGAATTCGGCCAGGGTGTAGTTTTTGCTTTCGCAGTAATCGCGGAGCTTCATCGCGTTTTCGGCCCTGGTGGTCAACTTACGGAAGAGGTAAAACGTCGGAATATCAAGCATCTCCCACCAGTAGAGAAACGCCATGTGAGCCAGAGGTTCTTTCCCTTCGCTTTCCATCACGCAGAATTCAAACGCCCTTCTTACCGCATGATCTTCCGGCAGCATCTTGACCAGCGGCGTTTCCGTCTTGCGGGCCGTCGCCTCCAGGCGCTTAATGTCTGGCACTTGCATGTCCATGGTCTTCAGGATCGACTTTAGGCTCTGGTTATCCAGCGGGTTATTGATGAGTTTCAGAACTTGCACACACAGGCGCACTTCCTCGGAGTTCCAGAAATCCGCCTGCGCGCCGATGCGGATATGCGGAAAATCCGGGCCGTGAAAATCTCTTACCCACTGCGAGAACTGTTGCAGGGCGCGGTTGGTCCGGGCCAGCACAACGATGTCGCGGTAGTGGTATTTGTCGCACAAATCAACAACCTGATTGACGACAAACTCCCCCTCGCTCACCATGTCTGGGAATGCCCGGATCGTGACTTCTGGCTCGTCGCTTTCGCTCTTGCGTGTCGGAATCATGTCAAGACCGTACCGCTCCGGGTCAGAAATTATTTTGTTTGCCAGAAAGATAATCGTCGGAAGGCTGCGGTAGTTGCGTAACAGGTCGATGCGGGAAGCGGAAAGTTCCGCTGAAAAATCGAGCAGCATTTCAGGCCGCGCCCCTCTCCATCCGAAAATCGACTGGCGATAGTCTCCTATCAGGCATAGCGTTTCAGGGTGGAGCGCCCGAAGAAAACGAACCTGTAGGGCCGACGTATCCTGAAATTCATCCACTAAAACATGACGCCAGATGCTTGAATAGTGTTCCTGTACTCTTGGATAATCCTCAAGCAGGCTGACCGCTTCAACCATCAAGCCGGAGTAGTCCACGGCATTGAACCGCCGCAAGGTGTTGGTGTATTCCAGAGCCACAAAGAGAAGTTGAGCATCGGGCGGCTGAGAAGATTCGCCCGATTCGGCCCGCTCCAAAAAGGCCATGGCCTTTGTCACGCTAACGCTCTTTATTCCATGGTCCTTGATTATCTCGGTCAACACGTCCTTGCGGTCCTGTTCATCGAAAATTGACAGGTTCTCGCGGTATCCTCTCAATTCTCCAAATTCTCTCAGGATGGTCAAGCAGACGGCATGAAAGGTTCCTGTTCTCAGAACCCTGTGAGCGCGTTTAGAAAGAAGCGTATCCAATCGCTCAGACATCTCACGTGCTGCGAACCGGGTAAAGGTGAGCAGCAGGATGGTGCGCGGAGAAATGCCTTCCTCGGTCATCCTGGAGACTCTATGGGCCATTGTTGCGGTCTTGCCGGTCCCTGCCGCCGCACGGATCAAAAGCGCCTTGGCGTCCAGGGCAACCGCGCTCTGTTGTTCTGGGTTGAGGTTCATGCTCTTGCCCTTTTTGGTGTGGGTATTTCTATCAACATCTCTCCTTGTATCCCATGCCCTTGTCTCCATTTGATTGTGCCGTAATTCACTCCACTTATCTCTGCCCATTCACTTCGACAGCGCGTCACGCCATTGATTGTGATCATTGCGTTTGTACGGGTATTTCGGGACTGCTGTTTGCTGGTCGCCCAGCGGCAATTTCCAGGAGAATACCCCTTGGAGTTGTCTGTTCTGTCTAATTTAAGATCGGACTTATAGTTGCTTGATAATGCCCAATCCCGGAAGGACTCGAAACTATCCTGCCATTCCTTGCAGACCGAGATACCGCGCCCGCCGTAAAACCTATATGTTGCAAGCCTGGTATTGTTACAGCGACTCTTCATGTCGGCCCAAATCCTATAAAGCCGCGTGAATGACTGGCCATGTTTTTTAAACCTCTTCCGCGCAGAACAACTCTTGCATCTTTTAGAGTCTCCCGAACGTAGAAGCGCCCCAGTTATTGCCTGTTTTCTGCCGCGGTCGCATTGACACAACCACAGGGCGGCGCGCCTGTCCGAGCCTTGCCGCGCCAGTACCAACCAGCCGCCGAATCTCTTCCCGACCATATCAGTTACGCCGGGCATGTCAATTCCCTCCGTTTAACGGAAAATTTATCACAGACAAGCCCGCAGGAAGTTCGGCGGGGAGGGACTTAGAAGTCGCTACAATAAGATTATGAAGGCCGCAAGCCGCAGCGAGTTGGGGCAACCCGCGATACAGGGCAACCTCGTGATCGGCAGAGATGCATTCGAGGTTATCGAAAAAGCAGGCTCGCAACGGACTTGACGATCTCGAAACGATTGTAGCTACAAGGCTTATCAGTAGAACGGCTTGTTGGCCCGTGGAAAGAGAATCAAACAAAACATAGGCGCTGTCTCTTCGCCACCCGAGATCGAACGTTTCATTTCCTCTTGCGTCCGTGAGGCTGAAGTCGAACGAGCAGTCCTGGTATCCGAAAAATTCCAAATGCTTCTGCACTTGGGCTTTTACCGGCTCTAAGGTTTCCTTGACCAGTTCGCCCTTGAGACCGGCCGGACCAAGCAGCGCCACCAGTTTCTTCAGGCAGTAAACCTTTGTCTCGGATTCCTCGGCCTCGGCTATCGCGTCAAGCTGAACCTGAAGATCATGTTCTTCCTTGCGCTTGGCTTCCTGTTGGATGTCGAGTTCGCCAAGTCGGGCTTTAATCCCGTCCAGTTCGTTTTGCAGGTGCTCCACCGGCAGGGGTTCTTCAAGACGCGATTCCTTGATCTCGGCCAGAGCTTTTTCGGTGTCGGTCAGCCCCTGGACCTGGGCGTCAATGCTTTTTCTGGTGGACTCACACTCACGCACGGCGTCCGCATAATCGCGCTCCAGCCGGGAGAGGGCCAAGTCCTTTTCGCGCACATACTCGCGCAACGCCTCGGAGGTCTGCTTTACCAGTTGATTGGCCGCGCTGTAACTGTCCTTTGCGTTGACAAGGGCTTTCCGCGCCAGGGACAATTCTGTTTTGGAAACCGTGTCCATCTGCTTTTTAAACGCCGCCCGGCAGGTGTCACACAGAATGCTCAACATATCCTTGACCTTATCCAGTGCGTCGGCCCGACTCTCTAAGGACTGAAGCGTGTTGTTCCTTGCTTCCACCCCTTGCCCGGCTATTTCATAAAAGCCCAAAGCCTTGGCGCTCGCCTCGCTCAGTTTCTTGCCTTCGGCCTCCATCTCCGCCTTTGCCGCTTCGATGGACGTTTTTAATTCATCCCGCTTGAGTTCGAGACTTGCCAGCAGTTCCGCCGTCGCCTCTGGCTTCTTGAGCTTTTCGATCTTCTCCGTCAGGAAACCGATCAACTTTTCCCGCTCATTGATTGCCGATACCAGCCCGGCTTGTTTCGAGACTTCGCCGTTCAGTTCATCCTTGCGGGCTTCCAGCCGGGCCTTGTCGGCCTTAAGCTGCGAGAGTTCCCCGGCCACGGTTTGTTTTTTGGCCTTCAGCGTCGCCATGTACCGAGCGGTGGCCTTGGCGCTATTCGCATTCTGCTTCGCCGCTTTACTCTGATTCGAAAGCCACTCCAGGATTGCGTTGAGGTTACCGTTCCAGCGCTCGATTATCTGACCGGCCAGTGCGTCGTACTGGTTGTCGGCTGCGGCCCCTATCGTAGCTTTCCCATAGTCCAGAGCTTCATTAATCCGCTCAACCGTCAGTTCCTGCGCCCCGCCGGACAGGTTGTAGAAGAAGTCTCGCCTCTTGTTGTCAGAGAGTTTGAGGAATTCAGAAACGTCCACACTGACCGGATCAAGGCCGCACTCCTGACGGATACGGGCCTCTTTCTCCGATAACTTGCGCTCACTGTTGGCCGGGAAGATCGTAATATCCTGAGAAACCTTTTCCGTCTGCTCGCCGGTCCCTGGATCGCGGCTTGTTACCCGCTCATAGTTGCGCGAACCCATGAAGCCGCCCGACATCTCAAGGCCCACGGAAAGACTATTCTGTCCGCTGCGGGCAAGCTTGAATATGTCCGATGTTCCGGATACGTTGGCTTCTGAGAGTTTGCCGTCGATAAACAGCTTGATGGCCTGTAGAGTGGTGCTTTTGCCGCTGCCGTTCGGCCCTGTCAGAACCCCGCAAGGCGGGAGTTCTATTCTGGATTCAACTGTGCCTTTGAGATTGGAGATACAGACTGCCTTTATCATTGCTCTATCCTTTCAAGTGTTTCTTGTGTCTGCCGTGTGATTATCTCCAAGGATGCTTTCATTACCTGTGCGGTGATTTCAATATCCACCGCCGCATCGTGCATTCCTTCCGGCACGACAATCCCCAAGGTCGCGGCCACTGTCGCCAGCTTGAAATTCAGCATCGAGGCCCGGCGCCCCGTCAATGCGGTCGCCGCCAGGTTCATCACGTCTATCGGCGGGAAGAAAAACCACGAGCCGTAATACTGATCTCCGAGTTTGGCAAACCACGCCCGTAATACATCGGCGTCAAAGCGGGCATTGTAGCCGATCATGATGAACTTGTCATTGCGCTTGTACTTGTCCACATGACGGCCGAGAAGATCGGTAAACAGGCGATAGGTCTCACGCGGGTCCGGGAATGAATTGATTTCGTCCAGTGAGCGCCCGTTGACTTCCAGGGCCTCCATCGAAACTCTATCCCCATTGATCGGTTTACAGCAAAGATCGAACGACTCCGCAACTTGGCCGTCGATAATCACCCTGCCCGCAACCTGAACCATTCCGCATTGCGGGATGTCTACGCCGGTTGTCTCGGTGTCCAGTAGAATTTGTTTCATCGCTGAATCCTTTTCTCCGGCAGGCTTGCCCGATGCTTCGCTGCTGCCGCGTTAAATTCCGCCCGCTGTTTGGTCGGCAAGGCGTTAACCGACTCCATGTACTGCGCTTTCCATGCTTCGGTTTCCTCGACTGATCCGCAATCTCGGTAGCTGGTCAGGAGGTCGGTCAGGCTGTCGTCGGCATTGGGATTGTCAACGGGCGGCTCTGTTTTCTTCTTCGCCAGATCCTCCACCTGCTCTTCCAGTACGACTTCTTCCGCAACTTCGTTCACGTCTTCGTAGCCGACGGTTTCCGGGTTCGCCTCGTCAACCGACATCGAAACCCCCGCCAGTTCCTCGGCTTTGCCGTAGTTGCCCTCTTCTACCGCATCGGCAATCTTGCGGATAGCGCCCTGCTTCAGGTCGTGACGGTAGCCATAGACAGGTACAAGTGCGGTCGTGGGGTCTTTATCCGTGCGTCCGGGGCGGATCAAATCGCCGACAATGGTTCGTCCGATGCAGGGGTGCGCGGCCAGCACAAGGCGAATGCCAATAGTCGTGGCGATTCTCACCGCGAATTTCTGCTTGGATGAATGGTCGTTGTAAGCGGCTATTATCTCTGGATGACCGATGTCAATCCAGTATCCGAACATCACGTCGCCAGCCGGGGCGGTGGGAATAAACCGCATTATAGAAGGGTCTTTAACGCTGATTACAATCTTCTCTTCCGTGGGCCGCTCGCCCTTGCCGTGCCACTTCTTTTTCGTGGCGGTCCAGGATGAAGGCGGACGGTCGCTCGTTCCAAGCACTCCGCAATCGGGATGTGCCTTGATCTTAGCTTGAATGCTTTCAATCAGGTAGGTTTGCAGGTTGAAAACCATAGTCTTGCGGTTTACAACCATGTTTCCGGTCGGTGTGTATCCAACACCAAAAACCGGGATGGTCACAACCTCTTCGCATCGGGTGGTTGGATTCCGCTCAATTACCGGGTCAAGGGCGATCACGTTGACATTGGCTACCCGGTTCAGTTCGGTGTATCCTACCGAGTTGAGCTGGTATTTGCCGCTGATGTTGTGATAATGGATGCCCTCGATAAGCGGCACGTCCCGGCGGAAGGGCCGCAGATACTCACCGCCTTCGTTCTTCGCCACAAATACCGGAGAATCCGCCAGGCGGACCGGGACGTATGAAACTCCACTACCTTTAGATACTTTTTGATCAGGGGGGGGTGCATTTTTGGACATCTTGATTACCTCTGCTTGGGTTTGTGGTGTTTAGTTCTCGCTCAAATGTTTCTTGCTCCACTTGACCAGCTCTCCGGCGCAAATCGACTGACTGTGCCATGGGCAGGAAATCCCGCCGCGCATGAATACGGCATGGTCCCATTCTCCGATCATGGATAGCCGCACCATGTAGGCTATCAGCGAGTCCATCGCCTTTTCAGTAATCATCGGGGTCTGTCGGGGTGATAGTGCAACTTGAAACGGTTGCGTCAATGCACTTGCCGTCTGCCTGAGAGCGCAGGAGGTTAAGCCCGTTGCCCTCTGTTGCTGGTTCATGATTCCATCGGGTTCGAAGTTCCCGCCCCACCGCCTCTAAATCGCGGTAAAAAGCCCTGGGATCGGCGCAGTCCTCAAGCACGATGGCAAGCGTAAGTTCAGCCGCCGCCGCCCTAGGTACGTGTGGCGCGAAATCCTCCGGGCGGGCGTCGCAGTGTTCATCCTGATAGCGTTGAATGTCAATCATGGGTTTGCTCCGCGATTACCTCTTCGATGCTCTTGCTCACGGTTGAGCCGCAAATCAGGCAGTTACGCAGTTCCAGAGGCTTTTCGCCGGGAACCTCCTGCATTCCGAGATGCACGGTGCGCGGATGAAGGCATAAGGCCCGTGAGGTGCGAAGCAGCACGGTGTTCATGTAAGAAACCTGATCCATCTCGGTCATGATTGAATCTCTCCTGTTTCGGCGGGCTTGTCCGGATCATAGTCCATCAGCACGAACATCCCCGGCTCGCGATAGATGAAAATCCTCATCCGCCAGCCGCCGAAATCATGCAGCGCGGCGGCGATAATCAGCACTGCGCCCAATCCGCACATCAGCCACCACCACGCCGGGATCAACCGTTCCGTCCGGGGAAATAGTGATGCCACACGTCCTTGACAGCCGGAGCGACCGCCGCATAAACCACCGCGCCAAGCGCAAAGACCAGAGCGGCCAGCATCAGGAATTCTCGCATGTTACTGCCTCCTGTTTGGATTTTCTTGTACTGATCCGAGCGGCTTTTTTGCAGTCGGGTCCGCATGTTTCTCTTCGCCTGTACCCGTCCAGCCGTTCGCCCGGCATACGCTCGAATATTTTCCCGCAGACCTTGCAGTTCTTTGGAGCGGAAAAGCCGACTTTCTCCGCTGCCAGGCACACAATACACCGCTTCGAGTCGGCTTTCATGGTGCGCCCGCAAGCACATTCAGCCGTGCGCGTGTACTGGCCCTTGATGCCGCTTGAGGTTATCGGGATCGGCTCGTTCTGTATCCTGTGCCATTCCTCAAACACAGGACGGCGAAGGTCTTCCAGTGAAGGGGTTATTGCGGTATGAGCGCAGAAAAGATTGTCACTGGCTCTTTCCTTGGTTCTCGGCAGTTTTCTCTCTATTGTCTGTCCGGTTATGCCGTGCATCGGGTTATCTCCGTGGTCAAATCGGATCAAAAATGGCAAATAATTAGCAGGCTGAAACCGGCTTTGGACTGGTTAATTCCGCGAAAGGATTTGTAATCATTTCGCGGAGTTTGTCAGCCTGCTTTGCCCAGGCGGCAGCCCTGGCGGCAGCCCAGGCGGCATCCCTGGCGGCAGCCCTGGCGGCAGCCCTGGCGGCATCCCAGGCGGCAGCCCTGGCGGCAGCCCTGGCGGCATCCCAGGCGGCATCCCCGGCGGCAGTCCTGGTGGCAGCCCAGGCGGCATCCCTGGCGGCAGCCCTGGCGGCAGCCCTGGCGGCAGTCCTGGTGGCATCCCAGGCGGCATCCCTGGCGGCAGCCCAGGCGGCAGCCCAGGCGGCATCCCCGGCGGCAGCCAATTCCTCGTCCGTTGCCTTGCCGTTTGCGTATCGCACGGCCACGTCCAGGGCATTTTTACCGCGCTCGTCAGTCATTAAATACTCAACCTGCCGGGCGCACCAGACCGCATACAGCCGTAACGCCCGGTTATTATTAGGGTATTTAATTTGTTCCAATAGCCAGTGCATCCAATCACTGCGCGGGCACTTATCCCATAGGTCTACCAGATTTTCAAACCCATTTCCCCTTACCCATTGCATCCCCTCGGAGCAAGCGCCGCGCCTATCGAGCCACGAAACAACGGCCTTGTGGGTGTTTGGGAACCTCATTTGGCCCCTCCTGATTTGCATGGCATAAAATTAAAAACGCCAATTCGATACTGCCGCACCCCTGATCTAAAATGCGGTCCCGAAAGTCAAACCCTGATGAATCACATGCGCTCGCCCGCCGGAAGCCCTGCAAGGCTCCCAAGGGGCATTTTGCGCCTATTTCAGCACGCCTTCCTCGCGAAGAAATCTGTCAAGGGCTTCTCCGACTATCGCGGAATAGGAGGGATCGCGCCCGCCTACAGTGCGCTTTTTAATCAACTCCCGGATGCCCCTATCGTGGTCTTCCAGGACATAGAGCGAACGGTTAGCGCCAGCCCTGCCGTTGTCCTCGCCGACCTCTTTTCCGGCGAAGCTTGAGTTATCCATTTGTGCCTCCCTTGGTGGTGGTTTTAGCGCTCTTTTTCCGGCGTTTCATTGTGGGCGCATATATTAGAAACTGTGTACGCTTAATCATAAGCATACAGTCTTGGAAATGCAAGGTTTTTCTGAGAATATTTCCATCTTTTTTCCATGAATTATTTTTATGACAGACGAAGCATCCATAATTTTGGCTAATGTCAAGTCGATCATGGCTTGCGCTTGGGCATCGATAATATCATCCCGGATATCGCGCTCAAGACCCCGATAGCGGTAGTCCTCCATCAATTCGCGCAGCCGCGCCACTTTTGGATATTCCATGACTAACCCTCCTCGCATCGGAAAAGCCGCTTGGCGTACTCCCTCGCGTCCTCGTGCTTGTCGTGATTCATCCAAAAAACCTGCGCCAGGTGGATCAATACAAGCTGCTCGATTGCGCCCATTGCATTGAGTTTCGCCATCAGCGCCTGGCCGTCTACGCTCCATTTTGCATCCAGCCCATCGAGGGCGATTCCATCCGATACTGAATGGTCCACGCCGGGGGAGTTTGACATCTCCGGTAGATGCCAATGGCTGTTCAGCACGTCGCAGATCAGCATGGCCTCGCCCGTGGTGAGCCTTCCGGCCATCTGCCGGGCATAGTGAGTGATCAGGGTATTCAGCGTTACGATATCGTTCAGGATTTGCTCGCCGGGATCGTTGCCGTAGCGGTCAATCAGCTCGCGCTTCTCCGGCGGACAACGGAAGTGTATTACTGGGTTTGGCATGGCTATAGCCTCCACTTTAAATTTATGCCGTCAGCGGACCCCTCTTGTACTGGCGGGCTACCGTGTCCGGGCGCAGTCAAGTGCGTAGATGAGGAATGCGAATTGTTCTCTTGTCATAGCTCACCCCTCACGCCTCTGTGTAGGTGTGCGATACTTCAGCCGATATAAAGCCGCCTCTATACTTCCACGCGATAAAATTCATGTGAGCCACAGGCGCAAGTTTTCATAATTCCTCCGGGTTATCGGTAAAGAATCGGCTCATATACCCTGCCACAAGCCGAGCAAGTGTGTACTCCGTTGTCGCCTTCTTCCAGAATCGCACCCTCCGGGCAGTCATCGGAAGGGCAATACTTGGGAATCATGCCGATGTCACGGCGTTTTTCTTCGCACCAGTCGCAGATTTCTTCCATCGTGGCGCGGTCCAGGTTGCCTTCGGCTCCATCCCGAAGGGCCGCCTTGCGTAGCTTGTCCAGCATTTCAAAGGTTTTCTGCATCATTCCTCCACACGGATTTCTCCGCACCAGTCGCCGCCAATCTGGATGTCAAGTGGCTTGCCTGTCTCTTTGTTCATACATTCTAATAGACATACCTCTCCATGTTTGACGGCCTGTTTCAACGTTTCAAAGTTCGCCTTGTATCCTTCAGAAATTGCCATAACTCCCCCCAGGTCAAAGGTTGTTTGAGTAAGACTCCGCCCGGACTTGGGACCGGGCCGTGGTTTACAGGCCGATGGTCCGGCCTGTCCTCGCCGTTAATTAGATCGCAGTGACAACTCTCTCTCCGCCTCGGCAAATTCCTCGCCTGATAGCCCTGCATCCACGCTATCAGTCAACTCCAGACCGCCGCAATCGTTGATATAATAAGTTGCGCTGCCGTGCTCACCCCAGATAATCCCCTTCTCGGTGTCGATCTTCATTTTCTCCCCCTTGCCCTTGCGGGCTGTTAGTCCTCTGAATAGTATCCACATTCATAGCAGTCATAATGGTTGCCATTCCAGACCAGCTTTTTACCGCAAATAGGACAGTACATTTCTCCCCCTTGTTAGTGTTCGTTCCCGTTATCCTTCTATGGCCCTCCCTGGCCGTTTCGCCGTTATCGGCTCATTGCACCGCTTTCGCAATCTACGCCTTGGCTTCATCGTCGCCGAAGGTTATTGTGAAGTCATCAGCATAGTCGGGATGATAAATCTGGTCGCCGGTACGGGGTGCATTTAGCACGGCGTTTGCCATGTTATGATACCGGCATTTGCTTGCAGCCTCCCGCATGGCTTTCATTCGCTTGTTGTGTTCATCGCACACGACCCTTGCGGCTTGGTGTTTGCCGCGATAATAGGCGGCACGGATCAAGTCGTCAATCGGGTTATCGCCCTGTCGTCCCGCACGGGCTTGGTCAATACGCTCATTAATGGTCACGTTCTCCCCCTTGTTTCCCGGATCGCCGGGCCGGACTGCGTTGTCAATCAGATATACATAATGTATAGCATAGTGTGTGCCAAAGTCAAGGAAAACGTAACATATTAAAAACAAACAACTTAAATATTGCAACAAATTATCAATTCGACCATTCTGCCGAGGGAAAACGGGCAAAAGCGCACACTCCGGGTGGAAACGCACATCAAAAGCCAATCTGCGCGATTCGACAAAAATGTCGAGAAAAAATAATATTTCGTCGTTTTCGTCGATTTAGGTATTGACATTTCTCGCAATAGTGTTATAATACAGTCAAAGCTTATAAATATCACAAGCGAGGCGCGATGAGAAAGAACCCCTACATTCGCTTCAAGACGCCCGCTCTGGAAAACCAGTGGCGGGACGAATCATTGCCGCACCCTGCGCTCGTAGTCGCCGTAAACCTCGCCGCCCTCATCTACTACCGCATGACAGGCCAATCGGCCACGATCACCAGCCTATACAGAGATAATGATCCCGGAGTCCACGGGCAAAAGCCTTGCCGTGGGGCCGACCTGCGTACTCATGGGCTAATGGGCGATCAAAAGGCACAGTGGACCGGCGCGATTAATACGGCTATCCCCTATCAGAGCAGCAAGCCAACACAGACGGCAATGGTACACGATGTGGGCCGAGGGGATCATTTGCATTTGCAGATTGGCCCGCTTGAGCCAATGCCTAAACGGACACAGGAGGCGTAGCATGGAAATCATGAAAAGTAGAAAAATGGTCTATTTCCTGGCTACCCTGATCGTGGCAGCCGTGGGTTCGTTCACGGGGGTCGATCCGGAGGTGGTCGAGAAGATCATCTATCTCGGCATGGTCACTATTGGTGGTCAGTCCCTGGCCGATGGGTGGAGCGGCGGGAAAACCAGTCTGTCCGGCAAGACAAAGCCGGAGGCGTGACGTGAAAATCAACTGGAAAAAGCTGCTGCGGATTATCACCCTTGGGCTGATCGTTGCCGCTGACCGGTCCGCAAAAGTCCGTCGCGTGGCCGGGAAAATCGACAACTGGATGGAGCTGATCGAAGCCATCGAGGCAATGGCGCAAGCTGACGGGCTGGATGCTCTGCCGTACCCGCTGATACGGCAGGAGTTTCGGCTTTCCGAGGCCGAGGCGCGGGAGATGTTGGCAAAAATCAAATTGCTCAATCGGGCGGTCGTAATCGTCGATGTTCCGCCGGGAGATACGGCGGCAGCGTAGTTTTCTGCGCCTGGGGGGGTGCAGTTGGGCGGGCGGGTCCCACCCGGCGGCAAGGCCATCACCGCCCGCTCACAATTTAACCGGCAGGAAGTGCGACTATGGTTCCACTGGCAGAAGTGCATCGGCTACCATGCACACAGGAAGCGCGTCTCGCTGTGTTGGAGTCAGAGTCGGCCGGCGTGGAAAAACGGCTGGATAAAATCGACGAGAAACTGGGGCGGATATTTGACAGGCTGGATGAGGTTGTCCCTGCTGTTGCCCGGCTGGAGGTTAAAGCCGGTGTGTGGGGTGGCGTAGGAGGATTGGCGGCGGCACTGGTGACGATAGCTCTGGCGTTCGTGGTGCGCTTGCTGTAGTGGGTTTTACCGGGGAGACTGATATGCTGCTCGCGTTTGCGATCCTGTTTATCTCGTTGGCCGTGGCAATGATAATCCTGACGCGGGAGCCGTGACGATGCCCGCGCCGGAGATCAGGATAGAGATAACAGTCGAGAGTCTACGGCGGGTAGCGCACACGCGGTACGGGTACGAGTTGGATGAGGCAAGCGCCAGGCACATAATCGGGCAGATGGATAGGGCGGTGCAGATGGACGTAGACCGCTGGATGCAGGCGGCGCGGAGTACGCAGATAATATTGGATAACAAGGAGGGCTGACGGTGTTTACGTGGTTAATAAATCGGCTGAATCGTGAGTTTGCGACGCGGGATGATGCCGAGCAGACAAAAAAGCGCCTTGAAGCGGCGGAGCAAAGGTGCGTGGAGCTGAGTAATCGACTGGACCGGCAGATAGACGAGTGGAAATTTGGCGAAATTATACAATCGCTTACACAAGTGGACGGCGAGAGAAAAAGCGGATATCTCCGGTGGCAGTTGGATAGGATTTACGCAATCGAGTACAAACAGGTACAGGCGCGATGCAGAGTCGAAGACCCGAACAGGCCCGGCGAGTACTGGCACTTAATGCCGGGCGATTGTGTGGCAGTCGAAACATTCGGGAGGAGAGCACTGACAAAGATAAGCGCCGATTATTTGGCGAAATACCTACTTACGGACGAAGAGGCAAAACAGTACGGGGAATTGTTAAAATGCAATAAGGGCTGTGCGCCATGAGCGCTCTGCGATTGATGGGCTACAGCGTCGCTCTGGTTGTCGTGGCTCTACTGAGTTGGGTGGTCGGCAAGACCGATAATGCCCCAAAAAGGCAAAATGGCTGGTGGTGGTGAGATAATGGCTTCGCCAGACGCGCTGTAATCAACGATCTCAGCCGTGGCAATGGTTTGATACGGCGGGAATCAAGCCAAGGGTAGTTATAAGCTTAGTAGTAGGTAGTAGTAGTGTCTTTAAAAGCTTTTAAAGCTTTACTGCCTTTATTGGCTTCTCGAAAGACTTGAAAACAGAAAAAAGAACCGATTTATAGGCAAAAAACAGGCGATTTAAGGATTTTTGGCTTTAAAGCCTTTGCAGTCAAGGCTTTCAGGCTTTTAAGGCAGTAAAAAGGGGTTCAGGATGGCTAGCAAAGAAAAAAAAGAAAAAATGGGTCGGCCAAACGCCTACGAGACGATTATCAAGCCGCGAATGGATGAAATCATTGCTTGGTGTGAAAGCGGTTTGGTTGATGAGGATATTTGCGCGAACCTGGGAATTCATCGCGATACATGGTACAGACACAAAAAGGAACAGCCCGACTTCTCCGACGCCGTCACGCGCGCAAAGCAAAAGGCCGATGATCGAGTGGTCAACGCCCTGTTTCAGCGCTGTATCGGTTTTGAGTATGAGGAAACCACGAAAGAACCGGCAGTCGCTTTGATCCTGGCAATGGCGGACAAGGATAAGGCCGCTGAACTACTGGCGCAACTGCCTCAAGAGGCTGAAAAAAGCCTGACCGTCGCAAAGATCGTAAAAAAGCTGATCGTACCGGATTATCAGTCGATCAAATTCTGGCTGATGAATCGTCAGCGTGGCCGCTGGGCCGATAAAACTGAGATCGAGCACAAAGGTGATGTCGTTTCAACCATCGTAATCCAGGGGCTATATGGTAAACCCGGTGAAATTCCTGCTCCTGCTGGCACTGTCGTTGTTGGCAACGCCGATAGGCGCAACGCTATCGCGGCCGCCGCTGGCGCAAACGGGAGCGGCAATGGCAATGGAAACGGACACAACTGAGGGCGAAGTCCACCTGCCCTACAGGTTCACGCCGCGCCCGTATCAGTGTCCGGTTATGGATGCCGTCACGCTTGGTTATAAGCGCGTGGCCGTCGTTTGGCATCGTAGAGCCGGGAAAGACAAAACATTTTTGAATGTGGTTGCCCGCGAGATGGCGAAGCGCGTGGGGAGTTATAGCTATTTCTTCCCTGAACAGAACCAAGGGAGAAAAGTTCTCTGGCAGGGCATGGATCGAGACGGATTCCCGTTTTTAGGGCACTTCCCGCCCGCGCTGATCAAAAAGAAACGCGATACCGATATGCTGATTGAGTACAACAACGGCTCAATTTTTCAGATTATCGGGACCGACAAATGGGATTCCTCCATGGGCACGGGTTCGATATTTCAAGTGTATTCGGAATACAGCCTGCAAAATCCGGCAGTGTGGCAGTATTTCCAGCCAATTTTGATGGAGAACGGCGGGACAGCCCTGTTCAACTGGACCCCGCGCGGAAAGAACCATGCGTGGGATTTGGAGAAAATCGCCAAGGCCGAACCCTCCCGCTGGTTTTTCCAGAGCCTGGACATTAACCAGACTAAGGCCGTGACCCTGGAACAGATTGAGGAAGCCCGTCGGGATGGCATGACCCAGGATATGATCGATCAGGAATTTTACCTGAGTTATGAGGCGGCGAACCCCGGCGCTTATTTCCGCGAAGAGATGTTGGCCGCGAAAAACCAGGGGAGAATTTGCAGGATTCCGATTGAGACCGCGCTACCGGTTTACACGTTTTGGGATTTGGGGATGGACGATTCAACAACTATCTGGCTTGTGCAGATGTTCGGTAAAGAGCGCCGGGCCGTGGGATACTATGAAAACTCAGGCTTGGCTCTGTCACATTACATCAACTGGCTGGCTAAATGGCAGCAGGAGCACTCTACGCGCTTCGATACGCACGTTCTGCCGCACGATGGCGAGGTAACGGACCTGACCAGCGGCAAAAGCCGCAAACAAGTCCTGCTTGAAGCCAAGATCGGGAAAGTGGTTTGTGCCAAGCGCCCATCGAGCAAAGAGGACGCTATCGAGCTTTCCAGGCAACATATTGCCCGCGTATGGTTCGACTCTGAAACCTGCGAGCAGGGCATTGAATGTCTCAGGAATTACCGCAAAGAGTGGAATGAGGTCAATCAGGTGTTCAGGATGCAGCCGGTTCACGATAAGTTCTCCCACGGCGCTGACGGGTTTCAAACGTGGGCGATATGGGAACCCGAATACGTAAAACTCTCCGGATTGCCGATTCCCACCCGTAACCGCACGGTATCAGTTCCCACTGGCGGCGGAGGATGGATGTTATGAGTGAGAATACCACACAGGCCGAAGCCGAGAACCCCAAGGGCAAATCACTACAGGCCGTGCATCTTCGGGCGGTCCAGCGCATTAACCGCTCGATCAAGGATGATGCCGAGCAGTTGCGCTTGGCCCAGGCCGATCTGGCCTTTGCTGCCGGGGATCAATGGGACGCACGGGCTAAGGCTCGCCGGGAAGGGGAGCACAAGCCCTGCCTGGTCCTGGACCTGACCGCCGAAAAAATCGCTCAGGTGGTGGGCGATATGCGGCAAAACAAGACCAACTCCAAAGTAGAGCCGATAGATAACGACGCCGATCCCGACACGGCCGAGGTGTTTAACGATCACATCCGGGCGATAAGGCGCAACTCGGACCATGATATGATCCGGGAAAACGCTGGTGAGTCAGCCGTTATCTGTGGGCGCGGAGCGTGGAGGATACTGACGGAATACGAGCACCCGGATTCATTTGATCAGGTTATCAAAATGGAATGGGTTCAGGACGTGGCGACGGTCGGATGGGACCCCAACGCTAAGCAGTACGATAAGCAGGACGGCAAGTACATGTTCGTCTATATGGACATTAACAGGGTTGATTACGATGAGGAATATCCCGGCAGAATTGGTGAGTCGCTCGAAGGTCCGGCCGAATACCCGACTGATCTGCTCAAGGACTGGACGAGCACGGAAAAAGTGAGGATGGCTGAGTATTTTGAGGCCGAGGAGCGGGAATATGATATCGTCATGCTTGAGGACGGTCGGGTGGTCCCGCTGGATAAGATCACGCCGAAAGAACAGGTGATGGTTAAGCGCAAAGAGAACGGCGAGCTTTATCAGCGCAAAACCAGCGAGCGGATCATTAAGTGGTACAAAATCGACGGCAAGGGCGTCCTTGGAAAGCCGAAAGTGTTCCCCTCCCAATACTTCCCGATCCTGTTTGTGTGGGGCAAAGAGATGGCGATTAACGGCAAACGGGTGATTAGCGGCATGGAGCGCCGGGCGATGGACGGGCAGCGGATGTTTAACTATTGGGAGAGTAAGGCGACTGAGGTTGTTGCCCTGGCTCCTGAAGCCCCGTGGTTGGGCACTCCTACAATGTTCTCCGGTCATGAGGACGATTACGACGCCGCCGCCGAAGGCCGGACTGTCACGCGGATACATTTCAATCACGACGAGAGCCGCCCGAACGACAAGCCCAAACGCGAAGCGCCGCCCTCAATCCCGACCGGCATAGAACGCCGCTCTGAGATGAATCAGGAAATAATCAAGGCCACAATGGGGGTTTACAACACTTCCACCGGTGCGCAATCCAACGAGGTGAGCGGCAAGGCCATCACCGCCCGCGATAGCCAATCGAGCCGGGGAACGTACCTCTATCTGGACAATCTGGCTCGCACGGAGCGCACCGAGTGTAAAATCCTGCTTGATATGATCCCTCGGGTGTACGGCGCAAGCCGAACGGTGCGAGTGCTGAGTAACAACGGCCAGTGGCGTAATATCAGCTATGGGCCACGCGTGGATGGCGTTGATCAGTCCAGCGTCCCGCCCGAAGAGCGCATATATGACCCACTGGTCGGCAAGTACGATGTCTCGGTTGATGTTGGCCCCTCTTACGCAAGCCAGAGGTCAGAGGCTCGTGAGCTACTGGCTCAGGTTCTTCAGGGTGGAACTCCAGTAGAACGGGCGATACTGCTACCTCGTTTTGTCAAGTTGATTGGTATGCCCGACTTCGATGAAATAGCTGAAGAGTTGGAGTTATTGATTCCGCCAGATATTTATGCCAGACTCATGGCCTTGCGCAACAAAGCAAAAAGTGGCTTGGTTCTGGATGGGGCCCCTTCTTCCGTGCCTGCTACGCCTCAAATTCTTGGACCTGACGGCCTTCCGATTGCGCCTCAGATGCCCGGCGCGGAAGGCGCAATGCCCGTACCGGCGGAGACTCAACAGCCTGACCCGGCGGCAAACGCCAAGGCGATGGCTGAGACTGCCAAGGCTATGGCCGCCATTGTTAAGTCAATCAAAGAGGCCAAGGAAGCGGGCGCGACTGACGAAATGATTGACGAAATCGGACTCAAACTTGAAGGAGCGGTTTAAATGATCATCCAGACCGGACCCAAGAGCTTCAACACCTGGAAAAAGCACGGTAGCCGCTGGATTGGCCCTTGTCTCGTCACCGAGGGTTGCACAGGGACAATGACCATAAGCCGTGGCAATATGACCGCCCGTTGCTCCAAGTGCGGCAAAAGCAAGCATGTTCAACTTGAGCGCCAGGCGAAAAGGACCGTGGCGGCATAAGGAGAATCCCTGATGAAAAGTTTCCCGACTCTGGTTATTGTCGGCTTATTGTGTCTTCTGGCCGCGCCTCGTGAGGCTCAGGCGCAGAATACCAGCCTGGGCCGCCACCGGATACGACAGCGGTAGACTCAACTGCAACGGATACGACCGAGGCACTATGAGATTTGCTCTTAAAGAGATTCTGGAGAAATTCGCCGGTGTGCTGGCTCGCTGGTTGCGCGATAAGCGGCCCGGCAAGCTGGTTCTGACCATAGACCTCTCGCCGGGCAACATCCAGGACTGGCACATCGAAACCAAAGGCAAGGGGGACTGATGCAGCGTGACCCGGTTAAATCCTCAACCCTGCGCGCCGTGGGCTATGACCCAGAGAAGAAGATTCTGGAAGTCGAGTTCAATAACGGCGGCGTGTATCAGTATTTCGGAGTGGACAAGGATATATACGACAGACTTAGCGCCGCTCAATCGGCGGGCAAGTTCTTCTCCTCTGAGATCAGGGGTAAATACTCAACCGCAAAGGCATGACCATGGCCTGCAAAAAGGGCGGCAAGCGCAAGAAATAGTCATTTGACGGATTCCAACGAAGCCTGAATCAGTAATATCAGGAGTTTCAGAGGGCCGGACATTACCGCAATCAAAGCGGTAGCGTTCGGCCTTTTTCATTCCTACCGGCGGGACTCACCGGGCAAACCAGCTACCGGCGGCTCAAGCACCGGGCGCAACACAGGGAGAAACGATGTCGGAAGAACAGCAGGTACAAACGGCAGAAGGGCAAGTCCAGGATCAGGGCGCACAGCCGGAAGCAGGTGGAACTTCAATCCTGGCCGGAAAGACCTTTACTCATGTCGGAGCCGACGGCGTAAGGAAAGTTGAAAGTTATGACGATAAAGGCGCGCTGATCACGGACAAGCCCGAAGAAGCCGGGCAGCAGAAGGAAAAAACCTCTGAGAACGGGGAGAGCGCAGAGACTCCCGCGAAAGACCCTGAAGAAGAGGGCAAGGAAGAGCCTGAAGGCGAGGAAACCGAAGAGGCTGAAGTCGCCAAGCTCACCAAGAAAGATGATCCCAAGGGTGTCCAGGAGCGAATCAAGGAGTTGGTCGGCCAGAGACGCAAGGCGGAACGGGAAACCTCAGCCCTGCGAATCGAGATTGACGGCCAGAAGACCGAACTTCAGAGCCTCAAGGATGCGGTAGCCGAACTCATGAGCGGCAAGAAGCCGGATGAAACGGTCAAGGCTGAAACCACGGCCCCGGAGATAGCCAAGCCCGAACGTCCGGCCAAGCCCAAAGAGGATGATTTCGCATCCTATGGGGAGTTTGAGGCCGCGATAGAGAAGTGGCGGGACGAGGATTTGCCCGCTTACTACGAGGCTCTGGCCGACTGGAAAGCCGATCAGAAGCTCGAGGAGTACGCCGCCTCACAGCGTAAAGCCGCTGATTCTCAGCGCAGAGCCGCCGAAGAGGCGGTCCATAACCAGTGGGTAGCCGAGGGCGCGAAGAAATTCAAGGACTTCGCGGAGGTAGTTGAGAGTGACGCCACGCTCAAGCTTTACACGCCTGAGATGATGGATACGGTCAATGCCTCCGAGGATGTTCACGCGCTGGCCTATCACCTGGCGAAGAACCCGGCTGAACTCAAGCGCATCGCCGCTCTTTCGCCAATCCAGCAGGTGCGGGAAGTAACCCGTATCGACCTGGAGCTTCAGGGCAAGCAGAAAACCGAAACCGTTCCGCCTGCCAACTCGGAGAAGGACAAGCCGGGCGCGGGCATCACTAAGCGCACAACCACCGTTGATGAGCCGATCAAGCCATTGAGCGCAAACGGCAGCGCGGGAGGCGGGTTTGACTCCACTAACGCCAGTCCCGCCGACGTCAAGCGCCACCTGGACGCACAGGAGAGGGCGAAGCTCCTACGGGCTTAAGAAAGGGTTTTTAGATGTCAACATTAGTGCAGACCCATGATATGGTGGCGAAGATCGCCGCCGCCACGCTTACCAACCAGGCAGTGGGCAAAAACGTCGTCAACATGGACTACGAAGCCGAATTCAAGCCCTCCGGCAAGGGAGATACGCTCAGGGTGAAAATTCCGGCAAGGTTCATTTCCTATGCCAGCCGGGATTTGACGGGCGTCGATCAGTACGCGTCCGAAACCTATATGAACCTCACCCTCGACACCGAGGGCGTGGTCCCGGTCACTTACACGGACAAAGATTTGACCCTTGAAATCTCGAATTTCAATGAGCAGATCGCCAAGCCGATGGTCGAGCCGGTGGCCGATGATTTCGACACCTTCATCTTCGACAAAATGGGCTGGTCCTGCCCGAACATCGTGGGTGAGCCGGGCATTACCCCGTCTTCGGACGAGGTGATTACCAACGCCACGGTACGCCTTGCCGAAAACGGCTGTCCGCTGACAGGCCTCAACGCCGTGTTTAACCACCGGGCAGCCGGGAACATCGCTCAGTACCTGAAGGCCACCAGCAACCAGCAGATCGCGGCCGACGTGATTAAGCGCGGTTATGCGGGCAAGGACATCGCCGGAACCCGTTTCTGGCAGTCCAACAACGTCTACCGCCACACCAACGGCTCATTCGATGGTACGCCGATAGTCAAGGGCGCGTCCCAGGGCGCGGACGGCACTATCATCATTGACGGTATCGGCGGGGCCTACACAGGCTTTCTGAAAAAGGGTGACATCCTCACCTTCGCCGGTTGCTATGCGGTCAGACCCACCAACCACGTAGCCCTGCCTCACCTCAAGCAGTTTGTGGTGACGAAGGACGTGGATTCGGTGGCTGATAACACCGGCGAGGCGACTGTCTCGATCAGTCCGGCCATTGTGACTTCCGGGGCAAAGCAGAACTGCTCCGCCTATCCGACCAACGACGGGGCGGTCAAGCTGTTCGGCTCGGCCGGTCAGACCTACACCCGTAACCTCGTCTGTCATCCAGGGGCTTTCACTTTCGCCACTTCACCGCTTCACCCGTTGACCGGCGGGAGTGTTTCGCATCCGTCAGGCGTGGTCGAGGGCATGAGCGTACTGCTGACGATTTTCGACGAAGGCCGCAAGATGCAGACGATCCGGCGACTGGATTATCTCTATGGCGGGCTGATGGTCAATCCCGACATGTGTTGCCTGGTCGCGGGCGAATCGACCGACGAATAAACCGACGGATAACCTTGAATCCATGGGCGGGCCGATTATGGCCCGTCCTGATTCTTCAACCGGAGAACCGATATGAGGAAGACCCTGGCTCTGGCGACTGTCATGGTCCTGTTGCTGGCGGCAAGTATCTCGCTGCTGGCCCAGACCACACAGCCAACGAGCGCCCTTGATTTCAGCCTCATCTTCCGGCCTCCGTCGGACCCCCGATCAGTCAAGGCGGTGGTGGGGCATTTTCGCTGGCAGAACCTGAGAGGCAGAACAGAGACAACCAACATGGATATGCTGGGCGATGTCTCGCTCGATAGTTCGGATATCGCCTCCCGTGGTAAGCCGGTGACGTTTGTGTACGCGGATTCATCCGATCTGGCGGCGCGTTATGGCCGCACGATGAAGTCATGGTTGATTACGGTTACGGATACGACCAGGGCTGATTCACTGGCGGATTACGGAACGGTTGGCCTGACCATCGTGGATGTGCAGAACGGCTCGCACAAGGACACGACTCTCTTTGTGTCCAGCGCGGGCCTCTACTGCTCCGGACTGGTGACTGCGGACATCGACCTTGGACTTGCCCCGTATGATTCGATTCGCGCCGGAGATAGAACCCTTCTGGTCTGGCAAACCCAAACCTGGCAGTGAGGCGAGCATGTTGCATTTCACGCATAACAACTGCGCGGTGGGAAACCGGATGGATTTTGGCACCATCGGCGCGGGAGCGGCTACCTCGCTCGAACTCAGGACGTACAAGGTCCAGGAGGTAAGTTTCGGGGTGGCCGTGTCGAATCTCGATGCGGAGGCTGTTTTCCAGCTTGAGGGCCGAATCGGTGATTACTGGTTCGCCCTTTCAAGCACAAAGATCACAGTTACGCCCACCGGCAACCCGGCTGAGGACAAGGCGACCGGAGTACTGGTCTATGACCATTGTCCGAGCATCGAGGCGATTCGATGCCGGTTTCTGTCGGTTGGGGCTGGAAGTCTCACCCCGACGGCGCAAGTGCTGGCGAAGGGCGTACCAATCACAACCTGAATAACGAGGTAACACACCATGGATATTTTCGGAAATCGTTTCGACATCACCAAGGGCAAGCCCAAGGCTGCCGGGATCGAAGTTCAGACGGTAGACGTTAGCGGCAACTGCCTGACTTTCCTTTCGGCCTACAACCGCCTTGGAACCGTGATTGCGCCCGGCCAGCCGGTGACTATCGACTCTGACCATACCTACCACCGCAAGGCCATCGCCAACGCCACGACCGACAGTGAGGTTTACAAGTACACCGGAGTGGCTAAAAACCACATGCCGGTTGCTATCGGCGCTCTGGCGTGGTTCCAGATCGGTGGCCCGGCCAAGGCCCTGGTGGACGGCACGGCGGCTGTTGTGGCCGGGGATGCACTGGAAGTAATCAACGCCGGGACATCGTTCATCAAGGCGGCTTCGGCTCGTGATCTTGCGACCGGGGCCATTGCGAAGGCGGCACAGGCCGAGGCATCCGCCGTACTGATCGACGTGGAATTGATTCCTGAGCGGCATTCCATCGAATCCGCGTAATTTACAGGGGCGCTCACACAGGCCCCTTAACCGAACCTCTCAAGGAGCCTTCACCATGGCTTTACAAGCGATACCGGGCGCAACCTACGAGTACCAGGAGTACCCGGCGATGCGTTATAACCCGGACAGCAGAACCCGGACGATCCGCTCTGAAACCGAGGAAGAAGAGGGCTGGTACGACTCTCCGACCAAGGCCAACGCGGAAAGCAAGAAACTGGCCGATGCAATATCGGCCAAGAATCAAGCGGAGAAGGAAGCGGCAAGGAAGGCCAAGACGGAAGACGCTATCCCGACCAAGCAGGAAGTGACCCGGATGAAAGTTGACGCGCTGATGCTTCTGGCCTCGAAGCTGGGCCTTGAAATCCCGCCTGAAACCAAGCGGGGCGACCTGATCAAGATGATCAACGCCAACCTGGATAAACCCCAGGGTGCCGAAGCTACCGATGAGTCGGCTGGTTCAGAGGACAAACCCCAGGAGTAACCCATGACCTCGGATGAAATAGTCGGCAAACTCGGAATGCGGCTTGACCGCGAGGCTCCGGAGAGCAAATTCGGCGTCACTGAGCGCTATTCCTACCTCAATGACGGGCAGCTCTACATGGCCCAGGTTCTGCCGATTGACCTGGTGCGGCAAATCGAGACGACAAGCACGGCTCAGGCGGTTGCGACGGACGGCTCAATCACCCTTTCGTCTCTCAGCCCGAAAATCCTGAACGGCGACCGGGGTATTCTGAGCGTCAAGCACTCAGGCGGCTACTACTGCCATGAGATTCTGGAAGAAGATTGGCAACGGGCGGTTGAGTACTCGCTGACCTACACCGAGAGCGACCCGGTTTACTACCTCGAAGGCGTCAAGCTGTATCTCATGCCCTACGCCTACGGCACTACGACCGGGGTTATCCGTTACCGGGCGGTCCCGACCGCGATTACTGATAGTGTCGCCAGTGCCTTCGGGGATGATGTGCAGGATATGATCGTCGATTACGGGGTGTACATGGGCCTCAAGTCAACGCACGGCAGACTGGAAGAGGCTCTGGCGAAGTTCAGGATGCTCGAAAAACAGGTGAGCCATCTGGTCAACCTCTACGCACCGAAGCGCCGGGTAGTCTTCGAAGTCGGCCAGGTGCTGGGACGCGGCGGCGGAGCCGTGGACGGCAGAACCATGACGCGCTATTAAACCAAAGGATGTGAATATGAGGCGATGCGTTGCCTCACAGGGGGCGCCGGAGAGCCTGCGGGCCATTGAATGAAGGTAATTCACCTGAAAAGTGCGCTCCCTAATAAAAACTTCGAAAGGTAGCAAATGTCCTCACCCACTGGAAAAACGCTGCACGAGCTGAACGCGCTGAATCCGATTGATATTCAGGACACGGACCTGATATTGATCGGGGACGCGAGTGAGCCGCTTATTTCCAAGGCCACATCGGTGGGGAATCTCAAGATCGCCCTTGGTACATGGTCGGAGTCCGGCAACACGGAGAACCTTGAGCTTGAAAATCCAACCTGGGTACTGGAAGGCGCGAAGGGCTATTGGAGAATCAACATCCTATCAGCCATCGAAAACGCACTGGCCTATCTCATCTGGTATTACGACGAGGTGGCGGAAACATGGGTGCTTTATCCAAAGGCCATCACCGAAACCCGCTCAACTCTCGGCATGTCGGGCGGGCCGCTCTATCTGGACATTTTTGTCGAGCGTAACGCCGTAACCGGGATTGCCCCGCGCACCAGGCGGCGCTTTAAAATCCAGACCGTGACGAGCCTTGAGAAATCCGGCCTCTCCACCGAACAGGCGGCTTACACCATAGCCGCGCTTCCGGCTAATTTCGTGCCGAATGCCCCTGACATCACCGAGACGGAAGATTACCCCTACACCCAGGCAAAGCCTAAGTACATGACCTTCGGCCATTCGGTGGTGCTCAGGATCACCGCCCCGACCGGACAAGGCGATTACGTCAGCCGCTACGAGCTTCAGCGGCGCTCCTACGTGGAGGGCCAGAGCGCAAAGGCCGGATGGGTAACGCTTCCCATGCACACGCTGACCCTCGACCTGAGCAAGCCCTCCCCTACTATCCTGATCTATACCGATGATTCGGCGGCGGCGGCTCCCGGCGACGTGCTGGACTACCGCGCCCGCGTGGTGGACACCAACGGCACGCCCTCGGCATGGTGTACGCCTATAACCTACACCGTGGAAGAGGACGACATCGCTCCCGATGCGCCGGTTCTGACCGTGTATCAGGTTCAGCTTGGCCTTCGCATTGTGATTTCGGCCCCGACCCAGAATGAAGGCGAACCGTGCAGCGACGTGCGCCACTGGATCATTTACGGGCGAAAGGGTTCAGAGGCTTACGCGAATATCCTGGGGCCGAACGGAGTACTCTCGAATCAGGAGACGACTTACGCCGTGCCGGATGCATCGCTGGCCTCCAGCTACCAGTTTAAGGCCATGGCGGTCGATTGGGCGGGCAACGAAAGCGAGTGGAGCGAGCCGACGAGCGCACTGGCGGCGAACCCGATCACAATGAACAGCGTGGATGCGAGCTTTACGAGCAAGCTTGCGGTGATAGACTCCACGGCCAGCACGGTATCAAGCCATACCACATCGATCAGTCAGAATGCACAGGCGATAGAACTCAAGGCAAGCACGACGGATGTCAATAATGCACTCGGAGCCAAGGCCGACATTGAAAGCCTCATCAGCCTGATCAACCTGAGCGCCGAAGGGGTGACAATATCGAGTGAGAAGACCGAGATCACGGGGGCAATCAACGGGAAAGCGGATACGAGTCAACTTATCAGCCTGATTAATGCCAGCGCTGAAGGAATTACGATTTCAAGTTCAAAAACAGAGGTCACGGGCGCGATAAGCGGCAAGGCGGATTCAGCCACGATCATTGCCACGATAAACGTCAGTCCGGAAGAAGTGACTATTTCAGCGGGCAAGGTCAACATCAACGGCAGCACGGACTTTATCGCGGCGAAACTGGCGAAGGTGGGCGGTTCGTATGAGAGCGCGGCCAGCGGTGCGCGGGTGCGGATATTCCCGGATGCCAATACGGGGATATTGGTGACGGACGGGACCAACGACGTGTTCAAATGCTTAGTGGGCGGGACGGATGTCGGGGACGTGGTAATAGGCTCCGAGGCCGGGCAGTACGTCAAATGGGATAAGAGCGCCAGTGAATTGATAATTGTCGGGTTATTAAAAACCGACAGTGGCTCCGAACGACTTCAATTTATAACAGTAGGAGACCCAGGAGGTACATATCATCAACTGTCACTGTATAATTCGGACACAATGGTGGGTAGTATTCTTGCTCACTATGATGGCGGACAAATATGGCTCTCCAGCCTGACCGGCAACGAGCGAACTGGATTTTACAATTACAGCTCGTGTTCGGTGAATAACTATACCGCTGGGACTGCGGCGGGGATCTATTCGGCGGGTGAATTAAAAATCAATGGAACTAAAGTCATCGGCGCGCAGGGTGCGGCGGTGGCGGATGCCACGGGAGCCGGGGATATAGTGGCTCAATTTAACACGCTGCTTGCTCGTGCGCGGGCGCATGGATGGATAGCTACATAGTAGAATCAACAAGGATAATCAACGGCGCAGGAAGAATTGAATCGGGCAGGCTTTCTCCCGGCTTAAGCGTGATGGTGGTTCCGCCGCGAGGACCGAATGTGTCAATACAGACATCGGTATAAACTTCCGGTTCCATCGGGCTTGAGCAAGCCAGCAACAGGGCGAGTATTATCAAAGCCATAAGTTTCATTGATGCCTCTGGGGTTGGTTGAAAGATTGGGTGCTATATCTAACTATTGCTTTTGGATTGAAAAATGTCAATATTTAATCAATGTCAATTGCTTATTTTTTGTTGCACCCACGGATTAATCGAACCGGGTCCGGGGTCCGGACCGCTGGCGGGAAGGTAACATGCTGGAAAAGTTGTCCAAGTGGTGGAGATGTAGGCGCGGCTGGCACATGGATATAGAAATCCACGATAGCCGCACGAACAACCTAAAGGTGA